CTGTAATAACTATAGCAACTGCTTGACCTGTAGTAAGACCGTGACTTGCTTGTGTAAATCTACGCTTGATCTGTCCTGCATTGTGGCGTTCAGCGAAAATCTCACCAAACTGATCAGTTACAGGAATTGTCCATGCACTTGCGCCTGTGGCAGCGTGTGCGCCATCAACCATGTCAACATTGGCAAACTGAATGAATGCATTTGCAGTTACGCCTGTATATTGTGATGTTGCTCCTGCGCGGATAAAGGCAACTGATGTGATTCCTGCCCCATTGTAGACATTGAGGTTGACATTGCTCGAATTGGTGTCTTTAACAATACCAAAGTAAGGACTAACTCCGTTTTCAGTAAACCACATACGAGTTGCGCTTCCACCCGCTGCTTCAAAGATAAAGGTATTTGATGTGGTTCCCGATGTTACAAAATCTCTGGCTATGAATTTGGAATTTACAAGTGCATTTGATGCAGATTTGGCACCATAATTTGTGTTGAATGTGATATAGTCATTAGTGCTGTTGTAATTCCAAATAATTTCCTTGTTTGTTCCGCCGCTGATACCTATTACAACTCCGGCATTGAGCAAAATCGGTGCTGTGCTTGCAGGTGCAGTTGAACCAGCACCTCCCGTTGTAGCAAGAAAAATGAACTTATCTGTTACTGATAAAACATTTGCAGCAATACTCGAACCAGCACCTTGGACAGTGAGGTCTCCCTTTACAACTATGTTTCCTTCGAAAGTGGTCTGTGGCGTAAACACAGTTCGAGGCATCATGTGCTTTGCTCTTACTACTTTGGTAGTTCCCGATAATCCTTGAGTTAGATCACTTGTGTCAAGTACTATCAATAAATCATTATCGCCTACTTCCGATGCATAAATGGATCCCGCTGTTAAGGATTCATTTCCCGTAAGTGTGTACGCATTGCCGCTAATACTAGAAATATCAAGACCTACAACACCTGTCCAAGGCTTTGCAGATCCACCACCAACAGCAACACCATATCCAGTGCTTACATTGACATACTTGACACCGTTGTATGCAGTTCCGGTCACTCCATAAGTGACATTAGTACCCGCCCCGTTATCAATGTCATAGATGTTGACGGGATTGAGTGCGTCTACTATTTCATTTGTCTTGGCGAACCAAGTTTGAAAGGTGTCTGTTAGTTGAATCTTTTGGACATCGATGACATTACCGGTGAGTGGCATTAGCGGTTCTCCTGCCGTTCAATGAGTTGTTGAACAATATTCTTTAACTCTGTGACTTCTTGCATAAGCGTATTTATCTGTGAATTTTGAGACTCTATTTCGGCTTTTCTCTTCTCGTAAGCCTGAATGTCTTCTCTGTTAGTGAATAACAAGGCACGAGAGTTTGAATCTCGTACCATATTGGGTTCTCCTGTGATTCGGTAATAACTCATGCTGCGGTAATTCTCAAATTCTTGAATCTTGGGACGATTGTAGAATCAGCACCTGCTACTGCTGCCATTACAATCTTGATAGCAAATACTCTAAATTTAGGTTGACCTGTTAATTTAAATGCCATTTCCTGATATCCATTAGCCGTTGTATTGGCATAGGTATTAGCAGCAGTCAGTTCTGTATATCCACGAAGATCAAACGGTAACCCTGTTCCATTCTCAGGAGACATACGAGCATATACCTTGAAAGCAGTTTCACTTGGATAAGACGCAAGCATTTCCACTCTTAGATTAGTGGCTTCCATGCCTGGTTCTAGAACTACTCGCTTGGTGATATACCGAGCAGTTGCCCTACTTGGGGATGCAAGATTTGCAGATCCGGTTTCTCCTGCAAAAGTAGAAGAAACACTCATCTTATTTTCAATAATATTAACATGAGAACGATCAATATCAACCACAGGCGAAACATACGGATCAGATGTAGACATAGTGAAAGTTAATTTAGTAAAATCGGTGGTTGTTCCCGTAAATGTTTTAGTTGCAGTAGTCATAGTCTTGTTCAGATCTACAGAAGAACCAACCAATCCAGTTGGGCTACCAGATTCTGTTGTTGTTAATACTGTATTTGCTGGTGTAATAACGGGAACATTGTAACGAACTGCATGGGCATTCAGAGAACCGCTGCCATAGAAAGTTGCACCCGCTGCCCCCAAACTAAATGCTGGTGTTGCTGACGATACAAAGTTACAGATATGCAACAAGAACTTTACATCTTCAGTATCAGATTTTTGTACTCCTGTAGAAGTCTGATTCTTAAACAGGCTTCTTGCATATGGTTGTTTGGTTGCACGAATAGTTGGAGTCTGATTGATTATATCCAACCCTATTTGCGAGGTAAACAATTCAAAGTTATTGCTTGGAGTTACAATTGAGAATGCATACTCACCAGGAGCAAGATATACAGGACTTGTAAACTCAAAATCGGTTCCTGATAATGCAGTTGTTGAAGTAGAAATAGCAGATGATAATACCGTTACATCTGAAAGTGGAATAAACTTGGAAGGATGTGGGTAATCATTAACTACAGGACGCAGCATCAAGGAGACTGGCGTATTTGTATTTGAGTCTTTACTCTTAAAGAATAGAGTTACCTTCTTGGTAAACACACCTGATGGATAAATTGCAGGATCAATAAAGAAACTCTGCGAAAGAGGATCAGTAAATCCAAGCAACTTAGTGAAGCCCGAACGCTGAATATTCTTACTAAACAGGTTTGTTACTATCTTCTCAGAACGAACACTTTCTCTGCGTGTTTGTGCTGTTCTTGTAGTAATGATTCCGTCTTTGAAATTGCCCCATGTTCCTTGTGCAGGGAATAGGTAATCTGCTGCCGTAGTAGTAGTAGGAAGATCATTTGAAGTACTATCGGTAAGACGAATACTCTTCTTTCCTACAGCAAACGATGTTGCAGGGACTGTAAAATTAACCGATACTTTTCCTGCTGCATCGGAGGTAATTCCTCCACCACCACTTGCAGGAGTTACTTTAATACCATCTACGAAAAGATAGAGTCCTGTGTTTGGGCGAAGATTGTCTGCCGAGAGACCCACAGCAATGCTTCTGGCATAAGGAACAATATCTGACTTCACTTGCAAATCACCAACATTACTGACTAACGAATTAGGAAGAATCTGACTGCTTGCTGATGGTTGTGTTAATCTTGATCCTGCCGAAGATACAAAGATACTTCTAGATGGATCTGAGTTGATCGAAGAAGTGGAAATATTATTTCTACCAATTCCCGACCAATTTGATTCCCAATCATTCCATTGGCTACCAAAGCCCTTTGCTTCTCCTGCGCCTGTTCCTGAGGGAATACCAAAGAGCCAAGCATCGTTTTCGCCTTCAGTATTGACACGAACTACAGGTGCTGTAGCATCGTCATACCAGAAATCACTTGCAGGAGTTGAACGCATAACTCCAAGATAGTTGAATACTCCTGCTGGATTGATATTCAAAGATGAAGTAGCAAGAGGCTGATTTATAAGTGGAGATGTTGTATATCCTAGTGTGTAAATTCCATCAGAAGAACCCGATACAGAAGATGCAGCACTAATTGAATTCAAACGATATACACGATCTTTGAATGATGGACGCATTTCTGCATTTTCAAAATCAATTGATGCAGCATACATTGGATCCTGCACATCACTTACGGCATGACCACGGAACCCATCAACAAGAATCCCCTTCTTTGGAATTTCAAGACCAGCACTATCCAAGATTGGAGAGTTTCTGACTTGCTGTTCAAGGATATTAAGATTACTATAGTACTCCACATTATCAATACGATCTTCAAGAGTTGCAATATCCTGCATGGTATATCGCTTATTCTCGATACGCTTGATCTGAATATCATCTTTCGTTGTGGTGAAACCATTCAAGGTGACCGTATACAATGTCATTGCATCAGGACTGTCCGCAGGTGGCTGTGGATCTACTGCGGGAATACCCGATAGAATCTTAAAGTTACGGTCTCGTCCTAAGACAATCTTGTCAGTTCTTGGTAAATATGTACGATAATTGAACTTATTGTCATTAGATACGGATGGAGATTGTGAGGGAAGTACATACCCACTCAATGTTCCATCATTTTGTCTTACTGGACGAAAATCAAGAACATCCGATAGTCTATACGAACGACCAGTTGTTGGGCTAGTATAGACAGGAATGTTCTTGTAATCAACAGCACTATATGAATTAACTGTGAATGGGCCTGTTGTAGAAGAAGAGTTACTGTGTACAAACCGAGTGATGGTCATATCATAATTGCCGGTGACTGCTGAACTACCTGAACCTGGACTTGCAGAAGATGATAGTATTAAACGAGACCAATCATAATAATTGTCTCTTTGCCCATTATCGAGTGTAAAGTAATTTAATAACTGAGTAGATGCAGTATTGTTCAAGTTTCCTGTGATAGAAGAAACACTCACAACATCAACATATGAAGTTGCTCCCTTGCCAACATATAAGAAATTTTTTCCCAAGGAATCAACTTGGAATGATGCAGTAACACCTGAAAGAGTTTCAGTCAGAAGAGTTTTTGTTCTTGTAACTGTCGCTGAAATATCAGTTGTATATACCACATATACATTCTGATTTGCTGCATTTGCTGTTAAGGTAAATTGCGTATTGCTAGCAAAACTTGCAGTAAATCCTACAGGCGCACCGGTGGTAGACAATACAAAGAAATCAATTCTGGGAGTAGTAATTGGTGTTGTTGTATTTGATACAGAATATGTTTGATTACTACCACCTGAAGTTAAGAACGACCCACCCGCACCATTTGCTCCAATTGCAACTCTTGCAATATTCAAAATTGCATAGTTTACGCCGCTAATAGTACTTACTCTATCTCCCTTTGGAAGACTAAAGAGCAATCCGCTGTCGTTTACATCTCCCAATACACCAGTAGCACCATTCCAATTAATATTGAATGCTTGTTGTGCAGTTGCTCCACCTTGAATGGCATTTGCTGCCATATAAATTTTTGTCGGTGAGGCTAAAGTATAAGAACCTGTCAATGCAATATCATAGATGTAAGCCTTATAGTTAGGCCCACCGTCTGTTTGTGGAATCAATGCACGAATTTTTGCAGTTCCAATGTTGTTGAAAGTGGCACCAACTGCACCATCAGAAAGGAAAACAGTTGGATTAATTGCTAAATCAAATCCAGTAAGACTATTTGCAGAACCACCCATAGTTACTAATAAAGATGGGCCAATACTGCCAATTGCATTTTGGTCGGTATAGAGTGGTGTTGTTGTTCTTGCTCTTGGTAATGTAAGTACTGTTGTGCCTTGCGTCTCAAATTCATATCCAAAGATGTATGCCTTGCCTTGACCAAGTTCGGCAGAAAGAGTTGCACCGGTGATACCACCAAGAATATCACGATAGGTTATGTTGAGATCAAATGGCTCAACGGTATAATTACCGCTTTCGTCATAGGTACGCCGAGCAAGGGTATCTTCAATTACTGCATATTGTGGATACAATTCCTTCTTTACAGTTTGACCATTTACGATGCGAATAATTTCTAAAAAGTCACTACGAGCAAAGTTAGATGTTGTTGTTACTGCGGTTGGTTCAAACCCATATTGAGTCAGAGTAAGATCAAGTTTAAATCGATCTGCACCCGGTGCTGCATAGTTGTAATAACCGAATGCAGGATCATTTAAAGTTTCGTCATCACTAGCAGTTACGAACGATGGATTAGTTGCAAATCCAATGCGTGTAGTTGGATTATTGTGAACTCTGTATAAACTACCTGATGCTCCTGTGACTGTATATGCACCAATCATCTGTGCATCATGCATAACAAAATAACCATCTACAAAGCGAACACCCGAGTTAACTGCAACAACAGATGAATCTCCGAGTGCAGAAACTGTGGTATTTCCTGTAAGCGAGAACGAAACTGAGTTGGTTCCTGCGGTTCCAGAAATAGTTGTGTTATGAGTAAATCCTGCTCCACCACCGATATAGTCGAAGTAAACAATACCAAATTGATCTTTATCGGATGAAGAAAGACCCGCCTCTGTATGAACAATTCTAGCCTGTGCAGAACCAACTGCCCCAACTACTGCGCCAACAAGACTTGTGATATTCGATACACCAGACAAGCCCGTAATGCGACCATAACGGAGGTAATTTTCCGTGATTTGCCCATCAATAACTATTGAGCCATTTTCAAAGATATTTGAACCAAAGCGTTCAATCTGATTTTGAAGAATGGTCTGTATCTGTGTGACTTCCCGCGCCTGAAGAGCATAGCCAGGCTTAAACATGACTCTAAGGAACTTCTTGTCCTCGTTAAAGTCATCATAATAGGGGTCTACATTGAATAGCGTTGGGTCGTATGGCATTTATTCCTCCGATCAAATCTCTAGGACGAGTTTGATCTCCTCTTCTTGGCTGTCTGAACGAACAATTGGTCTTATATTCTGTATGTATTGAACTTGTCCTGATCTATATTTGAGATCAGGAGTTTGGCTGATTGCCGTAACTAAAGCACTTGCAGCAAATCCTACAGTAGTACTATCATATGGGATTGTATTTCCTGCTACGATCTGTCCTGTGGTGATAATGACCGATAGATCACCTGTTGCTCCTGATGTATTCCAATTGATTGCTTTACCTACAGCAACCTGAGTAGAGCCGTTATAAGCATATACATTGTTATCAAGAGTAAAGGAATTAGATTTAAAGGCATCTCCTGCGGCGGGACTTAGAACAAATTTATAGACTTGACTGTAAACAGCGGGAATACTCTCAACTACTTCTGTTTTCTCTACAATTTTTGCAATACCGGTTAAGCCAGAATAGAAAGACAGATAGCGGTCTCGAACTCCTACAACTTCTCCAATATTAAACATTCCGTTGGCATTTTCTAGATAAATTTTACCTTGGTTGTTGAGACCTGATGCTGCATCCCAACGATATATTCTGCCCTGTGAACCCGAGAATTCAATATTTTGAGCCGGATTTCCAAGACTAACGGCATTCAATCCTCGTGGAAAATCATTATTCACTGCCGAGAAAGTACTTGCAGTTGTTGGAGTAACCGTTAGAGCAATAAGATCGCGTCCCTCTGTTCCTGCAAGTGAGCGTGTGACTATGTCATATACTCCCAAAGTAGAACCAATAACAGCACCTTGTACCGCAGAAGTAAAGGTTCCAATTGTATTGGTAAGAACAAGTTCCGAGGTTCCCGTATATCCTGTTAGTCCTGGTCTCCAAGAAACTACCGTACCTGTTGCTCCTAGAAAACTTCCTGTTGGAGATTGAGCGATGACTGATCCAACAGTAAATGATGAATCGGTTCCTGCTTGAACAGTAGATATTCGAACTTGTGGCTGCGAGAGTTCAGGATTTTTGATAATTCCAAACTGACGAAATTCATTCTGTGAAGTAACTTTACCATTTTCGTTACCACTATACTTCTTGACAATCATCAAGGCATTACCACCAAGTTCGGTTACAGGATTTGCTCCGTGACCGCCTTGTGGAGAGACAATAGGGGTTGCAACATTTGCAAAATCCGTGATGAGTGTGATAGGAGTATTTGGTGCAAAAGTCAATCCTGCAATTACCTTAATATTGGCAAAGGTGTAATCTTGTCCTGCATCTACCAGTTCCCATGAATTCACATAACGATAACTTCCTGTTGTTGATCCACTAAAGAGAACCGAAACATCAGCAACTGTTCGTAAAGGATCGAGTAAGTTGTTCTTTGCTGTACCATCACCCTCAAGAGTAACATTCGGTACAATCGAAAAAGTGGATACTGATCCTAAAAGA